CACAACCCGGCGCACTGAACGCCGTGTTCGTTTCTATAAATGAGGAGACTTCCAAATGAAAATCACATGTAGTCGCCAACTGAGCGATATCGAAACAGAAGACCTGATGCACTCTGCGCGTATCATTGAGGCGTGTGGAGAGATCAAGGGATGGGCGGGTTTCGGTATGCTATACAAGACCTTAACGCCCGACACATGGAAGTTTGTAGATCAAAAGTATGAGGGAGATTTAGAATGAAAACTTACACCTATCACACCGACAGCGGTCACGGCTGGCTGCAGGTGCCATACGCTGACTTCCGTCTCGCTGGCCTGACCACTGATCAGGTGAAAGATTACAGCTACGCAACTGTCGAGGGGGACACCTACATCCCCACGCTGTACCTCGAAGAGGATTGTCACATGTCAATGTTCTTGGATGCTCTCGCAGCTAAGGGAATTGATTTCGATATTGTTGAAAAGCACCACACTGGTGACGCTTACATTCGTGAGCTTGGGAGGGTTTCGTAATGGACGAAGAAGAAATGATCACAGAGCTTTCAGCTATGGCTGAATGGAATAATTTCGCAGCATCGCTGGTCATGCAGTACAGATCGAAGGGTGATCTGTCGCAGAAGCAATGGGATGCTGCAGAGCGTACCATCTTGAACGTCCAAGCAAAGGCTCTGTTCAGAAAAGAGATGTCGCGCACCGTGGATGTGTCGCGGATCAAAGACCTTCTAGAGACAGCCAAGGTCAAGAAGCCTGTCTTTCGGGCGGCAGAGCTGGCCTTCTCGCTGGCACCGTTGAACGGCAAGAATGCTGGTGCCGTCTACGTTAAACGTGGGCCAGATTATCAAGGCAAGATCATGGACGGTCAGTTCATCCCTGTCAGTAGCTGCCAGAGCGACACAGCGGACGCTGTGGTGCGGGTAGCAAGTGATCCTAGGGGTCAGGCAGTGCAGCATGGTCGCGAGACCGGGCGTTGTTCCTGTTGCGGCAGAGAGCTGACTGATCCTGTATCAATAGAGATGGGGATTGGCCCTGTCTGCGTAGCGAATTGGGGACTGTGATGAGTAAGATGGGAAACTACGTTGTGGGACTGCAGGAAGGTGATGATGACTACATCAAAGCCTACAAGAAAAGAATACTTAAACTGTATGACGACAAGAGTGTGGCTGAGTTAGATCAGATGATACTAGCTCTGCGGAAAAGATACGACGAAGCGGTGAGACGCAGGACAGAGACGGGCTTACGGTCATACAATGATGAGATCGAAACCGCATCAATCCAAATCAATAACATAAAAAATGTAATATCTGTCAGACAGATTGGAGAGAAATCATGAAACTATCACAAGCGAAAGCTATCTGCGAAGCAGCTATCGACTTTGCAATGAACACAAAGAACGGGCGTGACGCCCAGTACGTTGTGCCATACCTCGTATCAGGTGCGGGGATCGGCAAGACCACCTTGGTCAAGGACATCGCCGCGTCCAAGGGAATTGGGTGCGAGATACTTTCACTCGCCCAGTATGATGCTGGTGAGCTAGGTGGTTGGGCTGTGCCATCAGATGATGGCGAGACCATGGTGCGCAAACGTCCTGACTGGATGCCGACTAAGGGTAAGGGCATCCTGTTCTTGGATGAGTTGCCACAGGCTCCGGTGTCCAATCATAACATTGCGGCTCAGATCACAAACGAGCGGCGCGTTGGGCCACATCATCTGCCAGAGGGCTGGGTCATCGTTGCCGCTGGCAACCGCATGTCTGATCGTGCTGGCACCAACGGGATGCCGTCTCACCTGAAAGACAGGTTGATGTTCCTAGAGATCGAGGCGGACATGGAAGATACCATCGCTTATTACTACAGCAAGCGTATCGATGAGCGCGTGTCAGCATTCCTGCGCTTCCGCCCTGAGTGGTTGCATAAGTTTGATCGTGACGCAGATGCATGCCCGTCACCGAGATCATGGGAGCGAGTGGCATCGATCATGTCATGGGGTCTTGATCCAGTGAACCAGCTAGAAGCTATCGCTGGTCAGGTTGGACGTGCTGCGACAGCCGACTTCACAGGGTTCCTGCAGATGTATGACAGTGTGCCAGACATCGATGCTCTGATTGCTGCGCCTGATGCAGCGGACATCCCAGACAATCCGGCTGTCCTGTATGCCGTATGCGCTGCGATCTCATCGAAGATGAACCCAAAGAACGCTGGCAACGTGATCAAGTATCTTGACCGCTTGCCCCAGCAAGAGTTCGCGGCGTTCGTCATCAAGGATGGTGTCAATCGTCACAAGGAATTGAAGCAGTCGCAGGATGTCCGCAGTTGGATCATGCGTCAGGGCAAGAACCTGATACTGTAAATCAATGACTTACACGGATAGTTGAGGGGCGTTAACTATCCAAGCCTACATCTTTTACTGTTTTCTTGAACTTTTCCATCGGGGGAAAGTCGCCCATTTTAAAAACAGGATGTAGTTCTATTGAACTTTTTTGGAGAAATAGCATGGAAGAACAGATGAAGGTTTCTCGTGCCATCACGAGACTGGTAGTGAAGCACCCATTCTTTGGGTCAATTTCCCTGTCACTGAATGTCTCACCTGATGAGAGCATTCCGACTATGTGTACTGACGGTAAGTCAATACGATGGAACCCATCCTTTGTTGATCAGATGGATCAGGAAGAGACAGTCGGTGTCATGGCACACGAGGTCTTGCATGTCACGTTCAAGCACATGATGCGGCGCGGTGAGCGTGACCCTGAGCTTTGGAATATCGCCTGTGATCTGGCGATTAATCCGATACTGATCGAAGGTGGTTTCGTATTGCCAGAGGGTGCGCTCAATGAGACAAAGTACAAGGGGCTGAGTGCAGAGACCATCTACAGCAGACTGCCAGAGGATGCCAAAGAAAAGTATGGCAGCGGTGCTGGGTTTGGTGAGGTCACTGATGTGTCTGACGGCAACGGTAAGCCCCTCTCAGAGGCGGAAGCCAAGCAGATGGAAGCGGACATCGACAGCAAGGTTATGATGGCTGCAGCCGGGGCTAAGGCAGTGGGCAATCTGCCCGGTGCAATCAAGTCTCTGATCGAGGAGATGAAGCGCAGCCAAGTGGACTGGCGTGACAGTATGCGCAGGTTTGTCGGAGGCGATCAGCCAGATGACTACAGCATGCGCAAGCCGCATCGCAAGATGTATCACGCATCTAGGATCGTCGCTCCATCCATACAGAAGATTGGTGCCGGGGACGTTGTGATCGGCATCGATACCAGCGGTTCTGTTTCGAACGGTGAGCTGTCTTATTTCTTGGGTGAGGTGAACGCAATCAGTGCGGACATCAAGCCCCGGTCAGTAACAGTAATCACATGTGATGCTGTGATCCAGACTGTAAGGCGTTACGAACAGGGTGAGGAGATCGAGAAGATCGAGGTCAATGGTCGAGGTGGGACAGAAGTCCGCCCGGTATTCGACTACATCGAAAAAAATAATATCAATGTGGATAACATGGTGTATTTTTCAGACATGTGTATATTCGATTACCCGGATCAACCGCATTACCCAACGATGTGGGTATCGTCTTATTCACGAGGTGAGCCAGCCCCATTTGGGGAGACAGTATATCTTAAAAACTTAGGGGAGTAATGATATGGACTTGGATAGAGTGAAACAACTTATGCAGCAGGGAGTTAGTTACGAGAAGGCATACGGTTTCTGTATGCTGCAAAGGGCTAGGGCGGAAAACCAAATACCCAACCACAAGGTACAAGAAGCGCGAAGAAGCAGTGCCAATTTCGGAGCCTTGCGTCCCAGCAATGGCGCTTCTGACAACCCGGACATTGTCAAGAAAATAGATATGTTCTTACAAAGCAAGATACATCAGAAGGACATAGCTAAATTGCTGAAGATCAGCCAGTACACCGTCTCTAAAATAAAGAAGCGGCACAACCTACCAACAGAGAGGTTCGAGTAATGGATAATTTAAAATCAATAGATAGAAAAATAAAAAAGCAAAAGAAGGTTGTTCGACTTCAGGCGGAGATGAACAGAGATAAACTTCAATATGGGCAGGGTGAAAGTCATGAACTGGCTAGACTAGAAGCTGAAAGAGAACTGATCATAAGTGGTGTTGACTGGGTTTATGATGAACCGGGTACAGTACTTATAAATAAAAAGTATATTTACGCTTTGAGGTCTGGGAGATGGAGAGTGAAGGGCAAAAACAAATGGTATTGGAGCAAAAACCTGACACACTTTATAAAAAATTATGTGACCTGAAAGCGTGATGAATAAAGAAAACGCGAAGCTGCAAAGCAAGATAGCTATTCAGCGCACTGAGATTGCAAGGTTAACCCAGAAGTTAGAGAGGTTAACTAAAGAAAAAGCTGAGTTACTACGGGATATAAAGTGGATGAGAGGAGAACGTAATGAGTAAAGATGACATGGAAAAGATTTTGGATGAGGCATTCCGAAAAGTGTTTGGAGGTAATCGGTGATGGAATTTTTTACTGCACTGTTAATCTATTATCCGCTTCAGGATATGGATATGCGAGGTGAAATTTGGTTTGAGAACTACGCTAAGTGTGAGCAGGTTCTTAGGTCTGATGCGTTGCTTGTTATCTACGACAACCCAAAAGATGTTCACATGAACTGCACTCAATCAGATCAAGCGAGTTCGTCCATACGTCCGAAGGCAAGGCCGGAGGGTTTGGGTGATGGGTGACGAAGCACTGAACTTGCAGCAGCGCGCGGAACTTAGGTTCCTAAGAAATGAAGTTAATAAATACGAGCGCGAGGCCAATCGCGCCGACCAACACCCCAACATACAACAAGACCTGCGCCGTGCCAGAATTGAGCTGCGTGAATACACACACAAGCTCAGGATGCAGGGCATAAACATATAAGGAGTAAAACCATGACTAAGAAGAAAAAAGAGGATTTCGATCCAGTTAAAGAAGCACTTAAAATGTTTGAACCTCAGCAACGTTTCTCGCGTTCAGAAATCTTGGATATCGCCAAGCAGTATGTCACTAAAGATCGTGAGAATGAACACGGTGACATGAACGATAACTTTCTTACTATCGCTAGTTACTGGAATGTACACCTTAATATCTATCATATCGGGCCACAAGATGTTGCCGTGATGATGGCCCTGTTAAAAATTGCTCGGATCGAACAAAACGAGAAGAACCTTGATAACTGGGTTGATGCTTGTGGTTATTTAAGTTGTGGCGGAGAAATTATCGCTAGGAAAAAAAAACGGAGTGAAGAACATGGAAGTGCAATTAAGAAACTACCTTAGAATAAAAC